GACCGACCATTGAACCCTGCAAAGCATAACTTTCCAGCACAGCAATACCGCCTTGATTTTTGGCTGGTGACTGGTCGCTGGTGTCCAAAGTACGGGCAGTGTCTGCCTCATAAATGCCGCTGTGCGGATTACCGGAAAGCATGGCATTGCTGGAAAAGGAACTGATGCCGTATGCTTTCGGCTGAAATACCGTCTGGTCATTATTGCAGGACAGGGTAGCAGATTTGTTTTCCTGTATCAGACCGCCTTTTCCACCGCCGGCTTTTCCGCAGCGAATCTTCAGTGTTTTCGGTGTATCCATCAACAGCGGAACATTTCCGCCGCCGGTTCCGCATCTGGAAGTCAGTGTCTGTACTTTTCCGTTCTCAGAGATCTGAAGCCGGCTGTCAGCAGGATGATTTTCCAGTACACAAGGCTGATGATGGGCTTCTGCCCGAAGGGTGGCAGTGCGTTCTTTCAGAATGTCTATGCGTTCTCCGCCCTGGTCACACAAGCACAAGCCTGCCGTTCCAGAGCTGTCCGCAGCACTTCCGGCAGTTCTTTGCCACGCACGGAGGCTCTCCGCAGAATACCCTGACAAGCCTTCGGACTCAAATAGTATTTTTCCGGCACTTGTTCCGTCAAAATCTGCGACAAGAAAGATCCGTTTTCTTCGCTGGGGCACTCCCCAGTATTGTGCATCAAGAACTCTCCATGCGAGGGAATAGGATTCTGCCAGAATCTCTCCGGCTTTTGTCCATTTTCCCGCAGGTCGAGGAATTGAAATGCTGCTGTCTTTGACCGAACAGATGGCTTCGAGGACACAGCGGAAATCTTCTCCGCCGTTGGAAGAAAATGCTCCGGGGACGTTTTCCCAGACGATGTATCTTGGGTATTTGCCATTGCTTGCACACCTCATTTCTCGGATGATACGGATTGCTTCGTGAAACAGAGAAGAACGGCTGCCGTTCAGACCGGTTCGTTTTCCGGCGATGCTCATATCCTGGCATGGACTGCCAAAGGTGATGATGTCCACAGATGGCAGCTTTGCACCATGCAGTCCGCTGATATTGCCGAAGTGTTGTACCTGCGGCAGCCGTTTTTCTGTCACACGAATGGCAAACGGTTCGATTTCAGAAGACCAGATAGGCACAATGCCAGCTAACAGTCCGGCAAGCGGAAAACCGCCGCTGCCGTCAAAAAGGCTGGCGAGCGTGAGTTCATTCTTCATCGGTGACCTCCAGTTCGGAATAAGCAATCGTCTTTCCTTCACGAACCACAGACACATTCTCCGCAGAACCGACCTGCTCAATATACCGCTTCACGATAACATCGCAGAACTTTTCATCAAGCTCAATGGTGTGGCAAATACGGTTCGTCTGCTCACAGGCAATGAGCGTACTGCCCGAGCCGCCGAACGGGTCGAGAACTATACAGTTGCTCATGCTTGAATTCTTTATCGGATAGGCAATAAGCGGAATGGGCTTCATTGTCGGGTGGTCGCCGTTCTTCTTCGGTTTGTCGAACTCCCATATTGTCGTCTGCTTGCGGTCGGAGTACCACTGGTGCTTGCCGTTCTTCTTCCAACCGAAAAGGCACGGCTCATGCTGCCACTGATACGGCGAGCGACCGAGAACAAGCGACTGCTTCTTCCAAATACACGTTCCGGAAAGGTAAAATCCCGCGTCAGCAAATGCCCTGCGGAAGTTAAGTCCCTCTGTATCTGCGTGGAAAACATAGATGCTTGCGTCATTTGCCATAGCTTTCTCCATGCAGGTGAAAGCGTCAAACAGGAACTGATAGAACTTCTCACTTTCGAGATTGTCGTTCTTGATTTTCCCCGCTGAACCCTCATAATTCACATTGTACGGCGGGTCGGTAACCACAAGATTTGCCTGTTTACCATTCATGAGAACTTCGTAGGTTTCCAGCTTGGTGCTATC